CACCTCATCCCATGACATGCGGTTTTCCGCGTAGTGAACCCCAGCCTGCACAACCTCGCCAGCCTCTTCAGCGACCTTCAACAGTACGTAATTGGGCTGAGGAAATTTGCGCATCGCTTTATCTGCCGAAACGCGCGCCTTGCTTACCAGCGACGCAAAATAGTCAGCATCTGGCACGCTCGTAACTTGCGGGGCTGCGTACAGTGGCGTGACGCTCCGCGTCAGGGAATCATCGCTTTGATGAATGAGCCAGCGATACGCATCAGCGTTTTCCGGCGACGAGTGCGTGTTGTATACCTCTCCCGCGCTGTTAGTCAGAGCGTAACACGCTGGTTTAGCGGCGGCGCGGTACTGCTGTAGCTCGCGAGCCATCGCTTTGACA